CCTCCGTATACATTATTTAGTGCCATGATTTGATTCCACGTCCCCATAAGAATCTCTCATTAGACGTAGTGTAGTTATAAATCTTCCGTTTGTTGATTTTGTACTATCATAAGTATGAGTTACTTCTTCTATGAGATATGTTCCACTACTTTCCTGATCATATGGTTCTTTGGATATTTCACTTGTTGGCAATTTATTTACTAGTTTAATTGTAATTTTATCACCAGCACAAATTTCTGAATTGCCTGGAACAATTATAGTTGCTAGTTGCTGTTTTAGCAACTCATATCTCATAATAGATTGTCCAGCAAAGTGCTTATGAAAATCACAAAATTGACTTGGACTATCAGATCCATCTTCTTGTTCAAAAGAAGCAATTCCTGGTTTATTATACCAGCTTTCGTGATCAAGTAGTGCAGATATTATTCTAGTTGGATAATCTGATAATGTTTTACCATCAGCGGTTTCTATTATAGATGGAGTATTCTGTGCTCCAAGATGCTTCATATCTTTGTAAGCATCTGCAAGACTATAATGATACTCACTATATTGACCAGTCGAGTGATTAAAGAATACCATAAGTGATGAATACTTACCCTTTCTGAGAGAGGTCATCACATCAACTTCAGATTTAAACAAAGCCTGAGATACAGTAAATCTATCATCTGCTCCATCTGACTGGTTTGCTGGTTTCTCAATATATGGACCCCATGGTTTATTCTTTTCGTCTTCTGAAAGTAGTTTATCTACGGAGAAGAAGTTATATCCTCTCTTTGTCTCCCAGAAGAAAAATCCAGCACTACCAGATACTTTTTGTTTTTCATTTTTTGCATCTGATTGATTACTTGAGGACGATCCCTTTGCAACACTTTTAACAGCAATAGAAGAAATAACATCAAAAGGTCTTCTGTTGGCAGGAATAAGTTTCATCTCAAATTCAGTTGATTCTGAGAAGAAATCTTTATCAGATTTTAAACTCTTCTTTAAAATTTCATTAACTATCTTATCTCCAGTTCCCTTGAGTGGTTTTATTAATCTGAAATATTCGTTATTTAATGCTTCCTCGGATATCAATCCGAGTGTATATGATTGAACATTATTTTTAACAACTCGATTACCAATCCTCCAAACAAGCATCTTATATTCTTGTGGTTGTTCTGACGATGAAGTTTGTACAGTTACAACAACTGTTTCTCCACCTTGTATTGGAAGACCATTCAATAATCCAGCACTATCGGCAAGTGACATAGTTGCAGCAACAAACGGACTGGTGACACTTTCAACATACGAGAAAGTTCCAACCATTTGTTTGATCTCATATCCATTACCACCTTTAAGAGATGTGATCTTCACACTCTTCAAAGAAAAATCAGTAGAATTTTGAAACTTTTCCATTATGCTAACGCCCTAATTTTCAATTCTTGGAATACTGATGTTCCAGTTCCATCCATTCCAATACCAGGAGAAACTCCATTTCCATTAACTCCACCTTGCTGTCCACCACCACTATAATAATTATTGATGATAGTTGGAGATCCACCTTGAGTAGTTAATGATCCCATAGCAATTTGCTGTGATGCTGCCATCATAGGAGTTCCATCATTTGCATTTGCAGCAGATGCTTGTAATGATCCAGGAGAGACACGAGTGGATGCTCTTGGACTTGGTTTTGCTGGAGATGTTTGACCAGGCTGATTTGCCATCTCAGAAGATGGTTTTGGTTTTGTTCCCCCAGACTTTGATCTTGGATCTAAATGACCTACCCAAACTTTACCAGATCCAGGAAGAATTCCTGTTATGCCACCATTTTCATTTCCTTTAGTTCTTCTAACATCAGATAGTGGGAATGGAACTTTTGTTCCCTTAGGAACAAAAATATCAACTGCTTTTCCACCACCGCTGTGAGTATGTTTAGAAATACCTTTTTCAATTAATGCTCTGATCTGAGCATCATTCATATCCTTTCTAAATGTTTCCCCAGATGTAATACTAACATCAGTCACTCCAGAATTTAGGAGAGATCTTATCATAGGAGCAACATCATTCACAACATCAGCTTTTGATCCAGTATCTGTTTGGAAGTGTCCATGGACATAACCTGCTCGATTGAATACTCTTCCAGTTTCTCCAAATATTGCATTTCCAGGTCCAGATGCATGGGGAGCAGGAGAATGCATTCTTACTTGCCCAGCAACTTTTAAATCTTTGTTTCCAGCAGTATTAAAATAGTGGTCCCCAAGTTTTGTAACATTTACATTTTGCGAAGGATCATTAAATGCGGATCCAGCCCTAAATCCAGTTGCAGCCATCAATTTATTGATATTATCTGCTTTCAATCCCTTTGCTTCTAGTCTACCACGCATATCTGCCTGGTTCATAGCAATAGCAAGTGCTGCTTCTGCTCTTTTTCTTTCGTCTGCAGAAAGTTCCCTTTTCAACTTACCTTGTGCTACTGGTTGATATTGACCAGAAGCATTGATAACATCCATTAGGCTACCACTTTTTGCATTAAATGTGCCAGCTCCAACTGCACCACTTTGGATTAGACCTGCTCTGTTTAGAACTGATCTACCAACTGCTGCCATTCCAATATCACCTTGACCTCCAGCTTCAGCGATCATCAAGCGCATCAAATATTCTTTTTCATCTCCAGTAATAGTTGGATCACCAACATAATCACCAGATCCTGGACCACCTGGCCCAGTTGCTGCATTAGCAGGACCACCAAATAAAGAAGCAAATACACCACCAAGACCTTTGAAGAAATCTTTTAAAGTCTCGCCCAATTTTTTACCACCACCTTCAGTTTCAAAATATTGCTTGAATCCTTTTGCTTGCAATTTAGCAAAATCACTTTCATTATTCTTCTGTGCGGCAAAAATTCCTTCTCCAAACATCTGGAAAGTTTTCTTTCCTCTTGTCCCTTCAAGTGGGAAAACACCTTCGTTTCCAGCTTCTCCAACAAGACCAGTAGTTGGTTGTGTAACAATACCACCAGTCGCAAATGGTGTGAGACCAGCATCTCTCGCCATTAAACCAGCATCGATACCAGTAGATACAGCGGTTCCAATACCAGGGATAATTGATGCAATACCAGAAAGTAGTTCGCCACCAGCACCAAGCCAATCACCACTCATCGCTCTCTCAGCAGCAAAAGCGCCTCCAGCAAGAGCTCCCAATACAGGGATTTTCTTCATCAATCCTTTTCCAACTCCTTTTGCTACTGCTTTTCCAGCACCTTTACCACCAACCTTAGTTGCGAGTCTGGTAGTCCTTCGTGCTGCACCTCCTCTACGGGTTACAGAAGCGCCTCCACCAAGTCTGCTGCCAGGACGGCGGTTCATGCTTCTCCATTCATCAACGTAGTCTGGAATAGGCAATCCACCCCCACCACCAATAGGACCACCTAAAATACCACCCCCTCCACCAGGACCAGGCATAAATGGACTACAACCACATCCTTCATCCTTTTGAAATGGATTTGGTCCTCTAAAAAATTCTTTTAGTTTACTACCAGTTTCTTTCTTTTCTTCTTGCTTTTTCTTCTTTTGGAAATTCTCTGGAGTCATAAAACCAGAGTAATCACCGCCTTGCTCTAATGCAGATTCTTTCTGAGAGGCAGCAGCACGAAGCATCAAAGTTTGCTGTGTCTGTATCTGCTGTTCTGTCAGTTTACTATCATTTTGTGTTTGTGATTTTACAGCATCTACAAGAGACACGATCATCTGCGTGTTTCTGTTTACTGCAGCAACAATATCAGCACCACTATCACCTACAATTGGTGGAGCACCAGCTGACGCTGATCTCATTTCTTGAGATTTTCTAAAATCAGCGATTCTTTGTGCTTTTGTTAGATATTCGCCAGAAGCACCAACACCAGTTTGTGCTTTTTGAAAGAAATTTTCTGCATTTAGACCAGAAGAAGCAATTCCTGGAATATCAGTAAATCCACCACCTTTAGATGGACCACCACCAACACCACCAGGAAGTCTAGGTCCGCTTTCTGGTCTTTCTCCAGTTTTTACATCAATATTTGTTGGGTTTTTTTCTACAAGACCACCAGATTTGGTTGCTAATCCTCCTCCACCAGCACCAAGCATTTTTGTTGCAGGAGCAGCGGCAAGTGCTTTTGGAGCTCCACTAGGAAGTGCTGCTGGTTTTCCTGCCGCCAGTTGCTTTGGGTCAAGTTCTCTTACGTTGGCCTTGAGTATTTTGTTTCCAGTATCATAGAGCTTGGCAAGATCTTTGAGACCTTTATAAACGTCCTTCAGATTTTTCCAGAAGTTATCTCCTGAAACTGGTTCATATGCTAGAAAACCGTGTGCCATTAGCGTTGTGCTGCTTTTTGCTGTTCTTGTTTGACTTGTTCCAAATACTGCATCAGGAGGCTAGTATAAACTTGTCTCTCCCAAGGCATCATGTTTTCAATTTCACTCAAGCTATATTTATGGTGCTGCATCAACGCGAAATTAGTCTTATAGTACCCTTCCAACGTATTGTGGAAGAGTGCTATCCGAAAAAATTGGAAAGTCCTGAAATAGTTACTTCGTTGATCACTCCAGTATTAGGATTTTTGACTTTTATTGTATGTTCTAGAACTGGAGCATCGTTGAAGAATTTCTGAACTTCTTCAAATTGCTTATTTGTGAGTTTTTCGATAAATTCAACAAATTCTTTCTTTGAAGTTGTAGAACTATCATACACGTCTTCACCATCAAAAATCTGATCGATGCAATTTGCCATAATTTCAACAACACCATCTGCTGTTGGAGATTGACCAATAATTGATACTTTTACAAATTCTTCAAATGAAGGATATTTCATGATCACGCCCATTTTATCGGAAATCATGATTTTATTGCTATGACCTTCTGGTTTATTTACCTTCACATCAGTCAAATTGAGATCATAGCGAACTTGTGTAACACCATCATCTTCACAAGTAATATTCATTTCCACAACTTCGCCAACTGACACAGCACGAATATTGAGGAAGATATACTCTAAATCGAATAATGCAAGATCTTCCAATTTTACGCGAGATTGGATACAACCCTTCAGGAGAGTTCTAACTGCGTCTTCAATCTGTTTTTCGTCATTTGTCTCTAATGCCAGTAAAAGTAGTTTTTCCTCTTTTACCACAAATGGACGATATTTGATTGTTTTGCCACTTGACGGAATTTCCAACTCATAAGTTGGAAGTACAACTTCTGGTAATGCCATTATACTTAGATCAGATCATATGTATATTTAGCGCGACTTTTTCAGCGATTTTTTGGCGGAAAAAATTTTCCCACTTTTATGGAATCAAAAAATCAATTTTACCTTTTCTTATACTGACTAGTTAGAGCAGAAATATCATCCTTTACAGATTTGATATCATTTTTAATGACATAGTGCCTCATGTAAGAGAATTGTGCAGTAACCTGAGTGATTTGACTGGATCCAAACTGCAGGGGAACAGCATCAATAGCAAATGGATATGCTTTCTCTAGAATGTATGTCATCGGTACTCTTTCAGTAGTGGATCTAGGACCCATCTCTGTTTTACTAATAGCAATAGTACATGCGTAGTTGTCTCTGTATTTTACACGCACGGTTCTGTTTTCTTCTCTGATTGGACCATATGCAAGAGACTGCATCTGAGATAATGATTTTCCAGTCTGAGTATCTCCACCCTCACTAAAAATAAAATCTACCCAGTCTTGTAAAAACTTAAGTGCCGTCATGTTTGCATCACACATGAATCCCAATTGAAATTCAGAGAAAACCCTTGTATGCGGATAATTTACAGATCCACTACCAGGATAGATACCATTCATCTGACCCTGAGCTGTATTGGTATTTGGTAACTGTGCCTCGCTGCAAAAATAATCAAAATAGTTTCCTGTTGCTCCAGCAGGGAGAGGAACTGGTGGATTTAAGAATCTTACCACAAAGTTATTGGAGAATGACATACCGCCATTAGCGGCAATAGTACCAAGGAAACTATTAATAGACACACTAAATACCTATGTTGGTCCAACTATATTTATGGCGTACTCTGGATTATACAAACCTGTAAATCCTAAAAAGTATCGTGGAAATCCAACTCGTGTTATTTATAGATCGCTATGGGAACGAAAGTTCATGGTGTTCTGTGATAACAACCCCTCGATAATAGAGTGGGGGAGCGAAGAGGTAATCATTCCTTATCGTGCT